GGTCACCAGTCTCGATACCGGACTCAAAGTATTGTGTAGGCTTAGCAGTACTGTAGTATAGGTAGTCAGTATCTAGCATGTAAACTCTGCTAATTCCGTCTGCTTCGACATCCTTGGATGGAATGATTGGTACACCATTGTAAGTTGCTACAATGAAACCTGCTTCCATACCCGGTACACCTTTAACACCGTTGTAAGTTGGGACTACTCTCTTTTCTTCCATGAATCTTTGTTGACTTTGTAGTAGTTGTTGAAGTCTCATCAAAGTATCATATCCAGTTAGCATAACCTTTGGATTTCCACCTCTCTGCCAAATCTTTCTGAATAGTTCATCAAAGTGGTCAAGAGATAGAGTTCTGTTGGTAGGGGTACCAGAAACACCGTTAACCGACATCTCAGCGTTAGCCCATGCTGCGTTAGCCTCACGGTCTATTGAATAGATATCTAAGTCAGTTGCTGCACTGATGTGACCTGTTCCGTCTGCAATTGAACTTGTGCTGGTAGTTAGAGAGGCAGCGTGACCAGCGGTGACACGGTCAAGTGACTCGATATCATTACCTGCTGGGTTGTCAGCGTCTCTAAGTAGCATTTTGTTAATCATCTCTGCGTGGTGCTTACCCATTTCTTCTTTCAATACTGAGCGAATGTCACCTAGACCGTCATCCTTGTCGTTAAGGAAGATTGCTACTTCAGACATGTCGAATGAGTGAGCAACGGTTTTTGGCTTTGCTGCAACATTTTGGAAAGTTGGCTTTTGAGTTTCAGGTAGAGTACCGTTCTCTGCAATTCCACCGCCAACGGTAGCAGAAGGCTTAGCGGTTACTACACGCCATCCACTTCTGTCCCATGGCTTCTTAGGTAGGATAGAGAAAGCGTTGAACTCTTGGTTCAACTGACTCCATACTTTTCTACCGTAGATTGCTTGGTATGTTCCTGCTGTTGTGCTCAATAGAGGAGCATCTGCTTTCAATAGTTCTGAACCTGTGTAGGAATATCCCATGCTTTGTCCAGCACCGTAGTAGTAGCGCTCCATATCATTTACTGTTCTCATATAATTTCTTGCCATTCATATTCCTCCTTAGTTGGTAAATACACTCCCTGCGAGTCGGTGAACTTCATCCCAACTCATGCTTCCAAGTGCCTCAGTAGATGGGATTTCTACATTAGCCATATCACTGCTCTTACGAATTGTTGATTCTGGAGCAGCGCTTGAAATGTTATCGATTCTGTTGCTCAAGTCAGACAGAGCCTTTTCGATGTTAGCAAGAGGTGTTCTTGCGTCAAAGGAAGCGGCTTCTCTTGCTTGTGCTTCTTGAGTAAGTTCTTTGTTTAGTCTGTCAGCGAATACGCCGCTTAGGTTGTTCTTGAATTGTTCTTCAAGAGCCGCTGCTTTGTAGACTTCGTAGGCTGCTTCTACATCAGTAGGAGAAACTGTACTTGGGTGCAAGTATCCTTTTGCTACTTTTCCACCGCCACCGGAGTTAATTTTACCGACTGCGTTAGTAGAAGGAGAGCCACCTTCTTGGGCTCGACCCTTTACTTGTCCAGCGAAGTAATCAGCACCGTCACCAATTTGTTCTGGTGTGCTACCTAGATTAGCCTTAGAGATTCCGTCAAAGTGGTTTCTTGCACCGCTAATGTCGACACCTTGTGATTTTAGAGTGTTTTCCATCCAGTTCAAGTATTCACTAGAAATGACATCGGAATATTCTCCTTTTGCCATGTCTTCTTTGTGCTCAGCACCGTACATCTTTTCTTCTTCGTCTTTATCGGCCATTTCTTTCGCCTCGTCTTTTTCGTCTTTATCGTCTTTATTGCCTTCCATGTGTTCTTTAAGACCTGCTGGCATTTCACCCTTCTCCATTGCGTCTAGGCGGCCATTCAGTCTATCCAACACACTTGACAATTCTGTCATTGCATCTGTTTCTGTCATATCAATATCCTCCTTCAATATACGGAATGTCGCCTCCGGGTTAATACCTTTTTCACAAATGGTGACCTCATGTAGTTCCAGTTTGGAGATTTCTGTATAGTCACCATGTTGTTGGTCACTCTTTCGCATTCTCTTGAATGCTTGTCCTCCAATACTGAAACCTCTAAGGGCTCCTTTGCGAATCTCTTTGGCAACTTCTCTTGCCTTTTCTATGTCGTCTCGTAGTTTAATGACTACGAACATACCAGCGTCGTCGACACCGGATTTCCAAACTCTACCATCAGAGTCAGTGTAAGATGGAATAACACTTCCAACTTGTATGTTTGAGTGAGCAAGTTGTACATTTCGGTAACCATCTGCTTTCATGAAGTCGCCAAAAGCATTTTTCAAAGCGCCTCTGGTAATCAAATCTCCTTGCTTGTCTACCATCTCAACAGATGCGTATCCAGCGATTACCAAGTCATTATCAGCCTTGATTAAATTGATGCTACCATTGTGAGTAACCGGAGAGGTTCTCAGCATCGAACTGGCTGTCATCGTTTCTATAGACGACACTCATACTATTTAACTAAGTACGGAAAACAGCAGAGTCATCTGTTATTTCCAAAACACCTTCATCTGTAGGCACAGTCATGTGTTTAGGCTTGTCTTTTGATTCAGTTTCTTCATCTATAGAAGAGTCTTCTTCCATATCTCTAACATCATAATCAGGCATTGTCTTCTTGTCATGTAAATTAGTAGGCCCCATAGGTGATTCTATAGGGGTAGCGTAGTCAATACCTAATCCCTTAGTACCACTACTTGATTGACCTACGGCACCTGCTCCGCTTTTAAGCAACTTCTCTACTAACTGTAAACCCTTGACAAGTACCTTTTCCTTTTCTTGTTTAGCCCACCATTCTGAATCTTTAATCTTCTTAGGAGGTATGAGAGGCTTTCCTTCACCTTCTGTTTCGTGAACCTCAGCCTTATCCTCTTGTTCTTCGGCAGGTGCGGCTATCTGTACATCGGCCTTGAGTAAAGCACCAGCGACTGGTGCCCAGTAAGGCCTTTGACTTTCAGACATGCGAATCAGATAGCCATTAGATGCCAACGGGCTGTGCGCTGTCCAAGACTGACCTGACTGCGTACACTTGTATACGACATCACCCTGTGGCATGACTACTCTTATACCGCTACCTGCTCTATAGACTTCACACAGCCACTGTGAATCTTCTGCCTTAGCAAGTAGGCTGAGAGTTTCTTGGCTAACAAGTCCTTCGCCCTCGGCTTCTTCTTCAATTTTAGAGCCCGCTACAGTAAACAACTTTTGCCCTTCGGCTGTTTCCGACTCGCCTACATTACTGACATTGACTCTAACATGGTCGCCTTCGTTATACTTTTCATCACTGTCGAAAGCAGCGCCGACATCCATGTAAGTCTCACCGTCAGACTCCACTGCCCTATCACCTAACTCTTCGTCTTTGGTGATTGGACCAGTACCTAATCGATAGGTGTAAGGACCGTTGCCTCTTCTTTCTAATACTCTAAGCACGACATCATTACCCGGACTAAGTAGTACCCACTTAGGGTGGCGTAGTTCACCAGCCATGTAGGTTGACTTGGCATCACGAAGTAGCAACTTCTCATTTTCTTTCTGCAAATCCTCTACTGTAACTTTGAGGCCAGCGTCATCTGTAAGTCTGGTATCACTAGCACTCGGAACATGCACATTCTCAACGCCTTCCAAGCCACCTCTAAGTATTTTGATTCGGTCATCTATTGGTACATCGTGTACTTCTTTGTCGTCATATTTGAGGACATCAAAAATATAGTAGCCCTCTTCGGTCTTGAACACATCTAAGTGATAATCGTTATCAGTTACTTTCTTGAAGTTGCTCTTGTCTTCATCTGACAAAGTAAAGTTAGTCGAAGTAACATCATCATCTTCTTTCTTGACAAAGCCTCTTTCGCCTTCTGGCATAACAGATACTATCCAGTCGCCTGTAAATCCACGCAAATGTTCAAGGTCATCCAATTCAAAAATACGGTGCATAGGTTGTAGGATAGGAACGCCTTTACCTATCTCTTTGCGGATGATGTCAGGATTGGTAAGCGTTGCCAAGTTGACATCGTCTGACTTACCGAGAGTATTAGATTCGTTTCTACCATGTCTAAATTGAGCCGGGTAATGCTCTTCTATGTTGTATTGGTCCCAATTAGTTCCATATAGCACATCTGTCAAACCTGCTCCCCTCCATACAGCCATTGTCGGTTGAACTAACCTTTCTCGTTTAGGTTCAGGTAGTGGGATTATATCTATCTTCCCGTCTTTACCTATCTTATAGTCGAAAGTAACAGGAACATTGTGACCAAACTCCATGCGAAAATGAGGTGAGTTGTAAGTCGAAGCCACTATGTTGTGAGCATTTGGTCCAACTGGTTCTATCGGTTTAGTAACCCGCCCACTCAATCTAGCAGTAACTGCGGCAGGAGCAGCGCCCGGCTCGACAAACGGGTCACTATAAATCAAAGAGTCAAGAGTTTGTTGTGCTCTGTAAGACTTACCAGTGCTTGCGAAATGCTTACCCTTTCTATAAGATTCACCGTATTTTTCAGCGTGTTTATCCTGTAACATTCTTTTGGTATCTTTGTCTAATACTAGACTAGCATTAATCATTTTCGCTTTGAAATTTTTGATATCATTTTGAACTTTATTACGCTTAGGGCCAGTAGACGCTTTACTCTCTAATTCCTGCAAAGCGGCTAATTTTTCTTTGAAGTAGTCATGCACCCTTTCATCAGGATTAACAGCGTGATGTATGTCGAAACCCATCTGATAATTTCTTTCGTCGACACCAGCCTTTTCTGCACCACCCATACCTCTTCTATGTGGCACTAATGCATTTCTTAAATTATTAACCATGGTGATTAAATTACTAGCATCTTCATTGTCGAAGCCTCTAGTCTTTCTCATCTGTTCAAGAGTTGCGCCAAAGTCAACATCTTGCATGTCATAATATTCTTTAGCAAAGTTGCCAATTGTCTGTATGGGCATACTGAAATTCAACAATTCTTCTCTTAACCCTTGTTGCTGTAAATCATTTATGTAGGGAGATATGATGTCTTGATAAAAATGCCTCATAGTTTCCTGAGTGTGGTAATCTTCTGGGTCCATTCCTAACTTTTCAGCCAACCCCCCTAAATATCTATCAAGATTATTGTCACCACCTGCTCTAATAAAATCCTGTATACTAAAGACAACATCACTATTATGAGCAAAATCCTTTGCTTTTTCTGCAATTGGGTTGAAATTTTCATTCATCTCTTTTTCGTCATATTCGTCTCTGGATGTGAGTGAACTCAAGCCGTGTGCTTCTGAGGGGGCTTGATGAAGATAATCGTTTAGCATTCGAGCAAACTGTCTTAGATTACCCTCGATTATATCTGGAGGTAGACTTCTATCAAACAATTCTGGAAACTCAGCGGCTTTTTGCTTGGCTAAGTCTGCATAGGCTTGGTCGTCAGCCTCTAACTTTTCTAGTAACATCTTGGTGCCTTCTGGCATCTTGTCACCAAACATCTTAGGCTCAAGTGTAGGAATCATTGATAACTGTTCTTCCAAATCCATAAGTTTGTTTTCGATTATTTGACTGGCTTCACCCTCTTCTTGAGAGGCGGCGTTTTCTAGTTCCTCTATCTGGCGCTTGAGGTTATCAGCCCTAACTTTGTTAGCACGACTCATGTTAACATAACCTTCACCGTATGTTAACGGTAAGTAAACATCTTCGTTCATAGGTCTATGACCATCGTGAACCTGACCTATTTCTACAGGTGTGCCCGGAGGACCAGCAAGATGTTTATGATGCGCTATCAAAACTGCATCCTTACCAGCATCTTTTTCACGAGCAGCAGGGTCGTGACCGCCCCTGAAAGTAAACGGATTGTGAGTCGCAAAGTGACCTTTTTTACCAACTAACTTTTGCTTTATATTATATTGTTCTTCATCATTTAAGTCATCAACAGCCGCTTCATATTCGTTTATATGTAAGTTAGTGACCGCTGGATTGAGTGACTGAGCGTGTCGAGAAAAGAGATTGTTAGTTCCTATATCTTTATTAGAATGGTTAGCAGAACCAGCAGAATGGATGTTAATTGGTTCTTCGGGGTGTGCAAAATCTACCTGTGCTTTGTCGCTATACTTAGAATCAACAACCTCTATTGGTCTGGGTAAGAACGGCGCAAGTGCGCTTTTGGTATTGAATGCAAGATGGTCTCCTCCATGACTGTCTTCATGTATTCTTCTGTGTTCAAGTTTACCTGTATTAGGATTCTTCATAAAGAACAGGCTTTGCTCATAACCTTTGTTATCCATAGTCACTTGGTCATTAGGATAGCCTTCGTCATAAGGTCCGACCTTTTCTTCTCCGGCCCGCATCTGAGCGAAAGCCTGTTCAAATATGTCTGTCTCCTCTTCCTCTTCACCCTTGATGTCGGTCTTGAAATGATTTTTACCGTGAAGCAATGTAGCCTGATGAAGCAACTCAAACAACAATTGTGGATTCTTATTCAGTCCACCAACCTTGAAAGGAACACCCCAGTAAGTCGCTAAAGAATCGTTACTCGTTCCACCCTTAGTGTATTCGGGGTCAAAGTCTTCCTCATGTATGTGAGGAGCATAATGTATACTAGCCTCTCTTCTGCCTATCTTACCAGCAAATATATTACGAGTTCGATTTATTCTTTCCCGCATTATTTTGTCAATTTCTTCCTGAGTGAACGGACCTTCTTCTGGGTTCCATCTATCACCATAAAGGGGATGCTGACCGGGAGCATGTAACCTACCGTCTAAATCTACACCTAGCAAAGCCCTCATAGTCTTGAAATCCATTCCTACTTCTTCGCCTAAAAATTGGTCTTTTCGTTTGATGGGTTTGACAAACTGTATACTCCGGTTAACTACTTTGTTCG